ATATAATAATATGGGTTTTACTGTTAAAATGTGTAATGATTTTGCCAAAAAAATTATAAATGAAATTTTTTGGATAAAATATAAACATACAATAAAAGATAATAATACTTGGTATGAAAATTTAAATAATTTTCTTGTAAAAGAATGGGATATTCTCCAAGAAAGTGAAAATACAGAAAATGAATTAATGGATGATGAAGAAGATATGATTATTCGTGATGCTATGGATTTTTTATTAGATAAATTAAATGTGGATGAAGATGAATTTGAAGAACATGAACAAGATGTAGATTGGAGAAGATTTGATGATATTATAGGATACTATACTTGTATAATATAAGCATAAATATAATTAATTAATTTATAATTGATTTAAATAATATTTCATATAATAATTACATGTGTGGTATAATTGGTATATTATCAAAATACAATATTAATATTTTTGAATATATTATTAATAGTTTAGTACAATTACAAAATAGAGGATATGATTCATCAGGAATCTGTTTATTTAATGAAAATAATTTTATATTACATAAATATGCTTCTACAAAAGATGAAGATTCAATTGAAAAATTAAAAAATATTGATTTTAATCAATATAATACAAATATAGGAATTGGACATAATAGATGGGCTACACATGGACCAAAAAATGATATTAATTCACATCCTCATATTAGTAATAATACTAATATTGTTGTTGTACATAATGGAATTATAGAAAATTACAAGAAATTAAAGGAGTTTTTAATAAGTAAGAGTTTTAAGTTTTATTCAGATACTGATACAGAAATTATTGCTAATTTATTGGAATATTATAGTACTGATGAAAATAATTTTACAGATGCTATTAAAAAAACCATTGATAATTTAAATGGTACATATGGATTAATAATTTTAAATAAATTTGAGAATAATAGAATGTATTGTGTAAGAAATGGTAGTCCATTATTATTAGGATACAATGAAGAATATGCTATGATAACAAGTGAGCAAAGTGGGTTTTGTAATAAATTACATTCATATATAACATTACAAAATGATGATATTTGTTATATTGAATTAATTAATAATAAAATAGAAGTTAAATACAATTATGTATATGATTTAAAAAATGTTAATTTAATTGATTTTGATAAAAATCCTGAACCATATGAACATTGGACAATCAAAGAAATATATGAACAGCCACAAAAAATAATGAATGCTATTAACAATGGGGGAAGAATATTAAATAAAACAAATGTAAAACTTGGTGGATGTGATGATAATATAGAAAATTTAGAAGATGTTGAAAATATTATTTTATTAGGTTGTGGTACATCTTATCATTCATGTATGTATGGTAAGCATTTTTTAAAGAAGTTATGTAATTTTAATTTAATTCAAATACATGATGGTGCCGATTTTGAAGAAGATGATATTCCGAAAAGGGGGAAATCATTAATGGTTTTTGTATCACAATCAGGTGAGACAAAAGATTTACACAGATGTATTGAAATAGCAAAAAATAAAAATATTTTTACATTGGGTATCATAAATGTTGTGGATAGTTTAATAGCACGTGAGGTAGATTGTGGAATATATTGTAATGCTGGAAGAGAAATGGGCGTGGCATCAACAAAAGCTTTTACTACACAAGTTGTATGTTTATGTTTATTATCATGTTGGTACAGTCAAATACAAAAATTGAATGAAAATATAAGGGTACAAATAATAAAAGATTTACAAAATTTAAGTTTAGATTTTCAAAATTGTTTAAATATAGCACATACACAAATTAATAATGTATTAAATATAATTGATAAATCAAATAATTTATTTATTTTAGGTAAAAATACTGATGAAAGTATAGCACGTGAAGGTTCATTAAAAATTAAAGAAATATCATATATACATAGTGAAGCATATTCATCAAGTAGTTTAAAACATGGTCCATTTGCTTTATTAGATGAAAACATGCCTGTGATTTTATTAAATAATAATTTTTTATATGAGCCAAAAGTAATTAATGCTTATGAGGAAATTTTATCAAGAAAATCACCAATAATATTTATAACTAATAATAAAGATATAAAATATCCGAATAGTATTTATATACCAAATAATAAATCATTTTCGTCATTGCTTGGAATAATTCCATTACAACTTATTGCTTATTATTTATCTATAAAAAGAGGAATTAATCCTGATAAACCAAAGAATCTAGCAAAAGTTGTTACTGTTGAATAAAATTTATTAGACCATCTAATAAAGCAGGTCCAACATTATCATTTCTATAATCTGGTACATTATGTGATTTCTTTTCTTTTTTTAGATTTATTGGATTTATTTCAGAATTATTATTTAAATTTTCTTTATTATGGATTGGCATAGATGTAAATACGTCTAATCTTTTTATTTTAGATGTTTCATAAGGTGAAACATATTTATTTTGATTAGATGATTCTGAAAATGGATAAAAAATAAGAGATTGTTCATCAATATTTTTTGAAAAGTTATTAGCATCTTTTGTTTTAATTTCTTTTCCTCTACATTTCAATTCATCGATGTGTATATATTGACATTTGTTACCATATGGGCAATTTCCAGTTGCTACCCAAGTTATGCATGGTAATTTATTTTTATTTTGATTTTTTGACATAATATATTTAATATGGTTTATATTTAATACTAAAAAAAATAATTTCAATTTTTAAATAATTAGACAATTAATTCAATGTATAAAAATGAAAATGATTAGTAAATAGAAAGGGAATATTAATACCGTAATCAATACTAAAAATGCTGGTGGATATTCTAATGGTGTATTGATAAATTATATTCATCTTTAATTATGTTTAAATTCAAAATATTTATAATATATTATCTTATAAATGAAGTTATCAGTATGTATATTAGCTGGCGGGGAAGGAAAACGAATGAAATCTGCTTTACCAAAAGTATTACATTTATTCAAATTAAAACCAATGATTGTACATGTAATTGAAAAATCATTTAAATTGTCACCGGAAAGAATTATTATTGTTACTGGGAGATATAATAATTTAATTCAAAAAACAATTAAACAATTTATAGAAGAAAAATATTATGATAAATTAATTTTTGTAATTCAGGAAACTCCAATGGGGACAGGTCATGCTATTTCATGTACATTAAGTAATTATAATGAAGATGAAATGGTTTTAATATTGAATGGAGATACTCCGAATATAAGTTCTAATTTACTACAAAAATTTACAAATAGATATGAGAATAGATTATTAATAAGTGTAATTGAGGAACCAGCAGGATACGGCAGAATTATAATGAATGAAAAAGATGAGATACAAAAAATAGTAGAAGAAAAAGATGCTTGTGAAAGTGAAAAGCAAATAAATAAAATAAATAGTGGTATATATTTTGTAAAATCAAGAGATTTAATTCATTATATACCTAAAATTACAAATAATAATAAACAAAACGAGTATTATTTGACTGATATTGTTGAATTAATTATAAAAGATAAAAAGAATATAAAAGGGTATTTAATTAAAAAAGAAGAAAATAATTTAATATTAGGAGTAAATACAATTGAACAATTAAATAATTTGGAAAAATTATAAAATATTTATATTATAAAGATATTATGAATATTAATATTGATAATTTCAATTTAGATTTTTATTTATACATGAATGATAATATTGATAATGAAAAAATAAAAACTAAAGAAAGTGCATATCAAGATTATTTAAAAAATAAAGAAAATAGAATAGTTGATTATGATAAAAAAATTTTAGAAAATTTTAACTCAATAATATACTTATTATGTAATAAAGATTTAGATAAATTAAATATACAAAATTCTGATTTTGCTATTTATCATTATATAAAATATGGTAAAAAAGAAAATAGAATATCTTCTATAAACGAAGTGAAAAATATATTAAAAGATTTTAATTGGATAGAATATTTATATTTAAATAAAAAATTATTAAATAAAATAAATAATGAAAAAGATTGTATTATTCATTATTTATTATATGGTATAAAAAAAAATAAACCTTATAAGTCGGATAAAATTATTTGTACTGATTTTAATTGGTTTGTATATATTAATTATTATTATGATTTAAATTTTATTAATACAAAAGAAAATGCATTTGAACATTATATAAATGTTGGAATAGATGAAAATAGAAGTGATTGGATATGTTTAAAAAATATCTTACAAAATATTGATGATAACGAATATAAAAAACAAAATCCTGATTTAGAATCATTTACAAAAGATGAATTAATAAATCATTGGTTAAAAAAAGATAATGAAGAACGAATAATGATTACCAAAAATAATAATGAAAATATAAATAATGAATTCTGTATTGCTATTAGTGTTTATAGTGATATAAATACACCGAAAGAAAGATTATACGCATCTTATAAATGTTTAAATTATTTATTTTTAACAGTACAAACTTGTAAAATATATATTATAATTGATGGAAATATTATTGATGAACATTTTGAATTCATTAAAAAATTGAAAAGCTTTTATAAAAATTGTATTATATATAAAAATAAAAAAAATTATGGGATATCTATAACAAAAAACATATGTTTAAAAATTTTAAGTGATAATCAAGACATAAAATATTTTTGTTTATTGGATGATGATATATTTATAAAAAATAATTTTATTGATTATTCAATAAATATAATTGAAAATAATGATATTCCCATATTAACAAACTTCAATAAAGGATTGCCATATTTTGAGAATCAATTAGAACATAATTATTTAATAAAGTCAAATTTTTTCTTTGGAAATATATTAGTTTTTAGTAAAAAATATTTTGATATATTTGGATATTTTAGAGAATTTCCATATAGATGGGGTGAAGAGCATCAAGAATTTACAAAAAGGTATTTAAGGAATAGTAATTATGAAAATATTACAATTGATTTTAGGAATTATTTAAATGATGAATATATTATAAATAATGTTAGTACATTACATTTACATAGTTGTGATGTGGATCATGAAAAGGTAAAATTAAATCAAGAAAAATATAATGAATATATACAAATGCAAGAATATGTAGATTTTGATATGAATAAATATGAAATAGAAGAAATATAATTTTTATTATAATTGTTTCAAATAAACGGCGTTTTAAATCTTCAAGGGTGTAAAAAAAATAATAAATAAAATGTATTAATATGTATTAAGATTTCATGATTATATCAGAAGCAATTTTATTCATACTTATAAACTCTATATGTTCTGTTAATTTTAATTTATTAAGTAATTTTTTATTTTTGGTTTTATTTTTATATTTATTTTCGAATTTATCATAAATATTTTGTAATAAATATGTGCTATTTATTTTTTCTTTTGTTTTATCTTTCAAATGAATAATATTCATATGAAATTCTTTATTTATTTTTTCAATATATGTTTTATTAAATATATGCTTATATCCTTGAGTTATAACATTTGCCATTTCATTATGCCAAAATTGATTAGATACAAATGTATCATGAATTGTTTCTATTGGATAATCATCCATTGATTCAATTACTAAATATGGAAGAATAGCTAACATTTGATTCATATATTGTGTCGGAAAATGATCAAGGATACGAAATTCAAATCCAACACGTTCTTCTTCTACATATTTTTTATATTTTTTACGATCATACCCTGGTTTTGTTGTAACATTTCCTTGTTTATCTATATAATATAATATGAATTGATTTTCTTTTGGCATATATATTTTTTTATATTTAGTATCATCGTAAGGATGCATTAATCTGTCATTGCTTAATGTTCGTATATCAGCAGCTAAATAAGGTCTATAAGATTTATTACTCATCCAAGTTTTTTCTTTATATATTTCAAATGCTTTTTCAAATCCTTTTTTTTTATTTTTGAATAATAATTCATAATAACTTTTAACTTTTACTTGTGATGAATTAATCTTTTCTGATGAAAATGACTCTACAAAATCAAATATTTTATTTGAACCATCACGATTAGCCAAAGCATTATAATTTTTTATAATTGTACCATTTTTATTTACGATTATTCTTTTATTGAGAGATCTAAAGTCAATATCATATATAGTTGGATTTTTTTCAATTTTAAAAAACATATTATCAACATATGTATAATTTGAACCATTTAATAAAGATACATCTGTTGTTCCATGCTCTGAATTCATATTTAGAAATTGTCGATGACTTAATTTTGAAGGATAGTTTTTATTATGTTTAATATCAAATGAAGGACTACTAAAATGACAAGCGAATAATGGTTCTAACAATTGAAGTTTATTTGCTAAATTAGCATGCATATTTAAAAATCTTTTTTTAGATGAATTTTTTAAATATGGAATTGTAATCCAAATATGATAACTACCCATATAATCATAATTATTTAATAAAATTGTATCTTCTTTATAATCTTTATTAAAAATATCTATTAAATCAATTCCTTCTTCACGACTTCCTATTAAATCATAATTTACTTTACCATATTCTTGTAATCCAAAATATTCAAATATAGTAGTCATATATTTCATGAACGCATTTTCACAATTCATTAAATTATCTAATATTGTTTGATAATTTTTATTTTTATATTCAATTGTTTTAAATTCAATAAAATGTTCATCGTCTAAATGTGGTATATTATTTTGATAACAAATAAAAAGTGAATCTATAAAATTTTTATCAGTCGAAAATTGAATTTTATTTGTTATAAATTTTATTATTTGGGTTGCTTTTATTTTTAATAATTGTTTTAGATTCACATTGTTTTTTAATTTATTATTATTATTATTTTTTTTTGTAAATAATAAAGTGAAATGATTTTCCATTTTAGTAAATACTAAATTATTATCATTGATATAAGATTTTACATTCGTATTGTATTCTTTCAGATAAGTTCCATTATATAATTTCTGCAGTATTTCAAAAATAGAATCAAAACACTCTTTTTTTGTATTAAAATATACATTAGATACTTCATGATGATGATGATATCTATCTCTATGATAAATGTATGGTATTTTTGTCTTTGTAATTTTATCAAAAGAATAAAATTTATCATATTTTTCTTTATCTTTTAAATCAAAATAAAGTTGAGGTTGATGATATAAATTAAATAACTTTATATAAAATAACAAATTATTTGTTGTATTTTTAGTAATATAATATTTTTTCTTATCATTTATACTTTGTATACCTTCATATTTATCATTTACAATTTTTTCTTCAATACAAAAATAATCCTCATTTTTAATAGGAAATTCTTTTTTATCGATAGCACATTTTTGTAAATAAAGTTGTTGATTCATTTTTTTACTATATTTTTCTTGAATAATATTTTTTGATGCGTTTTTTTGATAATTTTGAAAAAAATTTGTTTCATTATATTTATATAATGCAATTATCAATGATGAATCTATATAATAATTAGAATAATTAGAATCTATTTTTTTTTTATTTTCAAATCTTAATTTCATTTCATGTTCAATACCTAAACCCCAGGTAACCATTATTATTAATATATATTTTAGTTTTGAAAATAATAAAATAAGATATGACATCTTTACAAACATCAAATAATAAGAAAATATTATGAATATATACAAATGCAAGAATATGTTGATTTTGATATGAATAAATATGAAATAGAAGAAATAATATAAATAATTATATTATAATGAGTAGTAAAAAAAAATTAAGGAATAATAATAAAAGTTTAAATAAAACAAAAATATCATTAATAAAAAATAGTTCTTTATTAGGTAATAGTAATAAAATACCCAAATATATATATGAAGGAGGTTCAGGTTTTCAATGTGTAAGATTCACATTAAAACAAAACGAATCAATAAATGCTGACGCTGGCGCAATGAATTATATGTCTGATTCTATTGATATATCTACACAAACTGGAAATGCATTAAATGCTATTGGTAGAATATTTTCAGGTTCATCTTTTTTTTATAATACTTTTACAAATAAAGGTATTAATGATGCTACAATTAATTTATCTAGTGTCCATCCTGGAAATATAGGAGCATTTTATATCCCAAAAGGAAAAAGTTTAAATCTAATAAGTGATTCTTATATTTGTAGTACTCCTAATTTACAAATAACTACAAATGTACGTTTTGGAGGAGTTTTACTTGGTTATGGATTAACTTTTGTTCATATAGAAGCAAAAGAATCATCTGGTGTAGTGTGGGCAGCAGCCTTTGGAAATACAATTGAAAAAAATATTCGACCTGGTGAAGCAATTAAAATAGATAATGGAATTATTATGGGATTTGAATCAAATGTTGATATACACACTAATTTTGTAGGTGGAATCACAAGTACATTATTTAGTGGTGAAGGTTTAGTTTCAAAAATAGAAAATAAAGGGTCAAAATCGATGAAAATGTTTTTACAAAGCAGAAGTAAAACATCTTATATAGAATACATTAAACATAAAATGAATTTGAAAAAATAAATTATAAATAAATAACCATTTGATTACTATTTAATGTAAATCCGCATTTTTCATAAAATGGAATTAATTCTTTATTACAATCTAACAAAATTTTGAAACAATTTTTTTCTTTACATATTTTTATTAATTTTTCTAATAATAATTTACCATAACCATTACTTTGATATTCTTTTTTTATTATTATATCCTCCAAATGTGCATATAATGAAATATTATGTATAAATTTTTTTTCAAGTAAAATTGTTCCAGCACCAACTAATTTATTATTTCTTTCAATAACATATATTTCTATGTTGTTTTCTGTATTTAAAAATTCTTTAAATTGATTTAAAGTAAAATCTGTTTTTCTAAAATCATTAATTAAAAGATGAAATTGTTCATAATCTGAATACTCAAGTTTTTTTAATATCATTAAATTAAATATATATATAAAATATTATTTATATTAATTATAATTAATATGTCGGAAATTAATGGTTATAATTCTAATTCAAATAATTACTCTTTTATTAACCAAAAAGAAAATACACCTAAAATATGGACAAATAACTATAGAGGTAATATAGTTAAAAGTATTTATCAACCTAAAGACAATGAAATTTATCAATTTTATATGCCTTATAATGATATTGATGAATATAAAAAATCATTAGAAAAACATCAAGAAAAAAATAATAATTTTAATTCAAAAATAGTTAATAGAAATTTGGAATTAACAAATAAATTTAATTAAATTTTTTATTTTTATAATATAGGTAAATGAAATATAATATTTCTAAAAAAAATGAATATGAAATAAAAAATTATTATGAATTACGAAAAAAATTTGTAAATTTTCTCCAACCAAAATCGAAAATAGAATTAATATATCATGAAAACTTATCACATATTTTAATTAATATTGTATATTTAAAATGTAAATATAATGATGAAACGCAAAATTTAATATTGGATATATTAAAAAAAATAAATGATAAAAATATACTTAAATTATTTCCAAAAAATTATAATAATTATAGTGTTAATGAATTAAAAACATTATTAAAGAAAAAAAAACTTCCAACAAATGGAAAAAAAATAGATTTAATTAAAAGATTAAATAATTCTTAAATTTATTTTTTCATTGTTTTTTTTACAATGTTTGATATATTTCTACCTTCAAAACATTGATATCCTAATACAATATGCACAATTAAATAGTAAATTAAATAAAATCCACTAAAAAAGAAGGCGAAAATTGTATAAATAGCACGAGTAGCTGGACTTTCAGCAGTATTACATTCATATGCTAAATAAGCAGCACCAAAAGCAATAATTAATGCAGCAATAATCCATGATGGTTCAACTTTATTTAAGTATGTTGATAATATATCATTATTAATTTCTAATTCAGTATCTTTATTAGAAAATTTTTCTATAGCTCCAAAAGCAGTCATTAATTCAATCATATTACTATATAATAATATAAAAAATATGAATATATATTAATGAACTATTTCTTATTAATTTTAATTTTAATAATTTTTATTATATTTAATTATTACAATAAAAACTTATTTCCTTATACAAAAAAAATAAATATAATACAAACATGGAAAGATAATCATATTCCTCTTAAATATCAACCCTTTGTGAATCAAGTAAAAAAAATGAATCCGAATGCTAATTATATGTTCTTTACTGATAAAGATATAGAACAATTTATTCTTACTAAATTTCCTCAATATTATAAAACATTTAAAAATTTTCCCTATACAATACAAAAAATAGATTTTTTTAGATATTTAGCCGTTTATTATTACGGAGGAGTATATTTAGATTTAGATTTTAAAAATTATAAATCTTTTGATGATATTGATAGAAGTAAATCTGTATTTCCATTAGAATTTATGAATAGCAGTGATGAAATTCTTAAACAACAAGGGTTTAAAGGTTTAATAGGTAATTATGCATTTTATGCTCCGAAAAATCATCCATTTATTAAAAAAATAATTGATAATATAATGAGTAATAGAATTAAAAATGTTGGAAATAAATACAACAATGATAAGAATAAATATGTTTTTTATACAACAGGACCAGTTTTAGTAACGCAATCTTATATAGATTTTAAACAAAAAGAAGACATAGAAATAATTAAACCAACTCCTTTTAAAAAATATAATTTTGGAAACTATGGAGTACATTATTTAATGGGTAGTTGGAAATAATTTATGTTTTTAATTTCTTTAAAAATAAAAACTAATATAATAATAATGATTATATTATTATATTTAATTTTTATAATAATTTTATTTTATGTATTAAATAATTTATTCAATGAAAATTTTCAAAATTATGTAAATCCTTTTTTTAAAGATAAATGTTTTTGTACTTATGATATTGATTCTGAAAAATGTAAATGTACTTTCCAAAAAGATGGAATAAATATTCCATTTAATTCACCAGAAACATCTTGTAATAACAAATGTAATAATAAAAATAAAGAAAACTGTAATAATAATACTGATAAAGATTCTTATTATTATTGTAAAGAGGGTAATACATGTAAAAAATATAAAGCATCAATTCAAAATAAATATATTAGTACTAATAATTGCGGAATTGAAAAATTATCTAATCAAATAAAATTACCATATATTACGAAAGAATCGTGTGAAAAGAGTATAAATTTATGTGATAAATATAATGATAAAAATTTAAATAATTCTCAAATAAAGAAAAATTGTTTAAAAGATACAAATTGTGGTTATTGTGAAAATAATTATGGAAATGGTAAATGTGTTGAAGGAACTGCTGAAGGACCATTAGATTTAAGTAATAATTGTTCAGCAAACAGTAGAATTAATAAATATGAATATGGTAATTTTTTATTTTATTGAAATAAATTATAAAAATTATATCTTTGTTTTAATTAGAATTAATGGTTAATAAAAAAAATAACAATAATTTAAATAATAATAATTTGAATAATAATAATTTGAATAATAATAATTTGAATAATAATAATTTGAATAATAATAATTTGAATAATAATAATAATTTGAATAACAATAATTTGAATAATAATAATAATTTGAATAACAATAATTTGAATAATAATAATAATTTGAATAACAATAATTTAAATAATAATAGAAATAATAAAAACAACAATAATAATATTAATAAAACAAACAATAATATTTTTAATGAATATTTAAACAGTAAAAAAGATGATATTAAGAAATTAAAAAAATTTAGAGATGATACAGTAAATAATATAAATTCTATGCCTAGTCAATTAAAATTTTTCAATGTAATATTAGCATTTATATTTATGTATATTTTTACAAATATAAAATATAATTTAGGTTTATCAATTTTATTTGCTATAATAACTACAATTTTAATATTTATATTTGGTGGAACATATTTATCATTAATATTTGTAGTTTTATATTCAGTTTATTTAATAAAAATAATTAATTTAAAATACAAAAATGCTGGTATTATTATTAATCAAACAAATATAAATAAGACTTCTGATGGTTTAGCTATGATGTGTGATAAGCCCCAGACAGTAGAAAATAATATAATATCTTATAAGAATTTTAGAGATGAAGTAGATAATAGAAATTTTTCGATTTGTGTATTTTTATATATAAATGGAAGTAATCCAAAATATAAGAATAATTTTAAGAATTATAGATTTAGAGATTGGAAATCAATATTTTATTTTGGACAAAATGAAATTATAGAAAGTTCCGATAATAATCCAACAGAATTAAAAGATTTAAAACAAATTCCGGGATTATGGTTAAAACCAACTTTAAATAATTTAGTTTTAGTTACTAACGATGGACAAAATAATGGTTTAACAGAATTAAATGATGTACCATTAAATGAATGGTTTTCAGTATCTATAATTGTGAACAGTTCATCCATATCTTTATATAAAAATTGTAAATTAGAAAAAATAATTACATTGAATTCATATCTACCAGATACATCTGAATATAATTTATATATAGCAAATGATGGAAAATTAATAAAATATAATGATGATAAAGAAAGAAATGGATTTCCAGGACAAATGGCATTTTTTACATATTATAATTTTTCATTAAGTCAAAAAAGCATGAATGAATATTGTTCTAAATATAGTTCAATTTTAAATAATTATCAATATAAAGAAAATAATCATATTAAATATGAAACTTCGTGTTTGGTGACAGATAGTGATAAAAATTCATTATAAATTTATAATTTTATAGAATTAATTTCTAATATATATATATATTATGGCTAATAATGTTAATCTAAAAAACTCATCTAGTTCAAGACCATTAGGAAAATTTTTCTTCGCAATATTTGTAATTATATTTATAGTTTTTCTTATTTATGTAATTTATTTAGCAGTTCAAGCTGTGAATAAAAAAAATGCAAATAACCCAGTTGTAGTTAATGAAGTTATAGATGCTGATAAAGAAAGACCAGCATATAATTTACCAGAAGTAACTATGGGATTAAATCAAGCTTTTAGTACTTGGATTTATGTTAAAGATTTTAACTACAAATTTGGGGAATATAAAAATATTTTATGGAAAGGAAATCCTGGAAGTGGAAGTAAATCAGTTCATAGTCCAAGTTTGTGGTTATATCCATTAACTAATTCATTAAAAGTTGTAACATCTACTCAAGATGCTTCAGCTGTAGAATCATGCGATATTCCAAATATACCTTTGATGACATGGGTACATATTTGTTATGTATTAAATAATAGAACTGTTGATATTTACATAAATGGAAAATTAGAAAGAAGTTGTGCTTTAAGAAATTTACCAGTATTAAGTGGTGACCCAGTTTATATGACAATGGGAAAACCCAATCCTGGATTTTATGGTAAAGTTGGAAAAACACAATATTTCACCAAATCTTTGCTTCCAACTGATGTAATGAATCTATATCAACAAGGTCCTTTAGGTTCATCACAATATCAAATTCAACTTTTCACAGATGGTAAATTTATAAGTGTAAAAGATTCTGGAAGTTTCGAATCTTAATTTTATAGGAATAATTGGACTATTAATAAATAAAAAATGTAATATATATATATATGTCTAATAATGCAACAAATTCTAAAAATGATGTCTCAAATAACTTATTTGGCATTGTTCTAATAGGTGTATGTGTTCTTGTTATCTTATACTTTATTTATTCTATCATAAAAGGCTATAGAGATTATTCAACGTATAGTCCATACTACATAAGGGATATTTTAGATGGTAATACATCACAAAAAATAGAATCTTATAAAGTACCTCCACCAATGGATAATCAATATGGTACTGAATATAGTTATTCATTTTGGATATTTTTAAAAGACACTAACTTTGATTCTTCTTGTGATGATAGTAATGCTGGAGCTTTTAATCATATTTTTCATAAAGGAAGTTATGACCATAGCAATGATAATTTACCTTTGTTACAAAGTCCTGGTGTTTGGTTATATCCTAATACAAATAAATTTCATATACGCTTTAATACTTACCAGAATGTTACTGAATCTTGTGATGTAGGTAATATTCCAATTAATGCTTGGACACATGTATCTATATTATTAATTGGTAATTCAGTTGATGTATTTATTAATGGAAATCTTAAAAAGAGACAAAAATTAAGGGGAGTACCAAAATTAAATTATGATAATTTATATATTACAAATTGGGGTGGTTTCGATGGTTATTTATGTAGATTTAGATATTTTAATTATGCTATTCAACCATTTATGATTGAATATTTATTTAATGAAGGACCAGCCAAACAATTTGACAGTAGTTATAAAACAGGTGTAACTAGTCCCGCACCAACATTGAGTCCTCAATACTGGATGACCACTGGATACCCAAATGCTGTTGGAGCACCATAAACATTTTCTTATAGTGCTTAATATAATTCTTTAAAATTTAATAAAACCTTTATATAAGAAGGTTTTATTAATAAAATATATCCAGATGAGTAAAAAACATCAATTATCAAAAGAAAAAACTTATATAGGAAAAAGGGGGTTTATTTTAAATAAATCTCTTCATTCTGAAGAAGAAATTTCTGAAATTAAAAATGAATTAAATTTTACTCCATATACATCGATGGAGTATGGTACTGTTGAAGAACCTTTTAAAGTTTATAGAGAAAATTCTACCCATTTATATGTTCCGAAATTCTTTGGACTAGAAAAATTTGATAAACCAAAATACAATATTACTCCTAAGGGAAAAGATGTAAATCTTAAATTTGCTCTTGAATTGCAAGAACAACAAAAATTACCTGTTCAAAAAACATTGGATGCTTATCACGAAAAAGGTGGTGGAATTTTATCTCTTCCATGTGGATTCGGTAAAACAATTTGCGGATTATATTTTATCAGTAAATTATCAAAGAAAACATTAATTATTGTTCATAAAGAATTTCTCATGAATCAATGGGTTGAAAGAATTAATTTTGCTTTACCAGAAGCAAAAATAGGTATTGTACAGGGGAATAAATGTGAAATCGAAAATAATGATATTATTATAGGTATGTTGCAAACATTATCAATGAAAGATTTCGCAAAAGATACTTTTGATGATATAGGGCATGTAATTATTGATGAATGTCATAGAATACCTTCAAGAATTTTTATGAAAGCGTTATTTAAAATTAATTGTAAGTATATGCTAGGATTATCTGCAACACCGAATCGTAAAGACGGATGTACAAAAATTTTAAAATGGTTTATTGGCGATATTATATATAGTGCTAAGTCGGACGAGAAAAATGTTGTTAAAGTGGATAGATATATAATTGAAAGTGAAGATGAAAATTATAATAAAGAAATATTAAATTTTAGAGGACAAGTACAAATGGCTACCATGGTAAATCAATTAGTAATGTATATAAAAAGAACAAAAATTATTGTAAAAAGAATGAAAGAAGAATTAGACAAAAATGAAAAAAGACAATTTCTAGTATTAAGTGATAGAAAACAGCAGTTGGCGGATTTTGAAAAATTATTTAAAGAATTGAATATTAATAGTGTTGGTTATTATGTTGGTGGAATGAAAAAAGATAGTTTAAAAGCAAGTGAAAGTTGTAGAATATTATTAGGTACTTATCCGATGGCAAATGAGGGTTTAGATATACAATCATTAAATGGATTAATATTAGCTACTCCAAAAAGTGATATTGTACAATCTGTTGGAAGAATTAGTAGAATAAAACATGAAAACATTCAACCATTAATTATTGATATGGTTGATAATTTTTCGATTTTTGAAAGACAAGGAAAAAAAAGATTGGACCTTTATAGGAAAAATAAATATGAAGTAGAAGATATTAAATATGATTTAGATAAAAATGAAATTTTTGAAAGAAAAAAGTATCATTATCATAATATTAATGTTAAAGAGACTGAAAAATTAAAGGATACAGAAATAAGTAATTTTTGTAATGAAATGGATAATAATAATAAATTAAAAAAGGAAAAAACATCATCAAAAAATAAAAAAGAAGAATTATTTAATATATTTGATTCATTTTAAAAAATTAATAATTATTTACAGTCGTTTGTTGTAATTTACATCTACTTCTATTTCCGGAATCAGAAGTATTATCTTTTTCTTCATTATCATCACTTGCCAATTTTTTTACACCATAAATTAATCCACTAAATACTTGGTCATTAGTAAAAAAATTATCTAATTGTTTTTTAATTTCTTCAGTTGAATATTTTTCTCCACATAATCCTCTGATTTGAATAAAATCCAATATTTCTTTTCTTTTATTTTTCAAAATATCATCTTCTTCTTCTTCAATATCTTCTTCTTCAACATTGTGTTTTTTATCTTTTTTATCTTTTTTAAATAAATTTTTCAAATCTTCATATATTTTATCCCACCATTCATCATCAAATATATATCTTAGGTAATCATTTTTAAAGTAACCACACGCATCTTTTTGATGCGAGCATACTTTATAACCAAAATTATTTTTTAAACGAACACAATTAAAATCACCACAACAAGTATTATTTCCTTTTGGGTCAACATAACATTTTTCATTTTCATTAGCACAATTTGTTAAAGTTATTTCTTCTTCATCTTGATTAATATATTTTTTTGATGAAGAATTATTATTAAAATTTAGTGATGATACTCCACAAAATCTTTTCCAACTACTTTTTGTACTATCTTCAATATCATCGGATGTTATATCAGTTGAATCAAAGTTTTCATAATTTTTTTTTAATAAATGATTAATAATAAAAAATAAGAATAAAATTATAATTAAAAATAATTTATACATCTAAAATAAATATATATAAAAAATTAATCATTGTAATTTATATATATGAATAATAAAACAGATATAATAGATATTTATTCATTTGGTATATTTTTAAATACTCATTTATTTACTTATAAGTATATTTTATCAAATAATAATATTTTTAGTTCTATTTTTTATTTCTTTGCTTTTAATTTATTATGTAAATATGGTTTTCAATATAGTATATTAAATGTAATGAGTAGCAAGTTTTGGATCAAAAATTTTGATAGTGTCGCAATGCCATTATTATTAAATAGTGTTGGTAATATTGTAACATTAAATATTTATATGCCACAATTATTTATCAATAGGTCAATAATAGAATTAGTAATATTATTAATGTATAATAACTTTTTAAAAAATAATTATCCAAATGAAAAAGATGCTTCCAAAATGTTTCGATTTAATAGCACAATATTTTATTTTTTGGTCTATAATTTAATGTAATCTATACATTTTTATAAATATATGATATAATTATATATTTATGTGTTTTTTTTTAAAAGAAGATATTGAATTATGTTATTTTTGTGATGATACATTTGATTATTATAAATATTTATCTTGTAATAAATGTAATAGAATGTATCATTACAAATGTGCTTATAGAATTTCTAAATTTTTGGACAAATGTATAATATGTGACAAAATAAAATTTATAATAAATGAGGATAAATATAAAAACAAATACAATTACATTTAACAACAAGTTTTTTTACAGCATTTATTTTTTTATAATGTAAATGAAAATTTATTTTTTATTATTTTCTTTATTTTCTTTTTTATTATTTTTATTAATTTTGAATATTTCTTTAACAAAATTTTCATTAGCAAAAGCATTAAATGATAAAGGTCCTAATAAATTAACTAACTTATTAAACTCTTTCTTCCCTCCACCTTTTTTTACTTTTGAATCAGTTTTATCTAATAATATTTTTTTTAATACTAATAATAAACCTGTTGCTATAAAAGCATTCGTACCCAATGGAGCAATAATACCTTTTAAAATCGAACCACCTTTTTGTTCATTTTTATTACTTTTTTTCATTTTAAAACTATCATATAATTCATTCAATACAGGTGAAACTCCATTTTTTAATCCTAATGGTTGTAATATTTTATTTAATTGATTATATATGCTTCCATCACCACCTTTTAATACTTTTTTCATTGCTGGTTTTTCAACAGCAAAATGATGTAATAATAATAATGATGCTAATATTAATAAATTTCCTCTTCCTAAAGGCGCAATAACTGATATTAAACTACTTCCACCCTTTTTAATTGATTTTTTTACTTTTTTATTATCAACATTTCCATCAATAACACTATGATATAAGAAAATCAATAAAATTAAATTTATTAATGCGTTTGGACCTAATGGTACTAACCCTTTTCCAACTTGTTGAATAGCATCAAACTGATTTACTTTCATTTTCTTTCCACCACTTTGCATCGATTCATATACTGACTTTGCTTGATCACTATTTGAATCGCATCCACAACCACTACCCCCATTTTGTAAATTATTACAAGTATCTCCTTTTGGTTTTGGTAATAAATCACCATATATAATTGGTGCATAATTAAAACTATATCTATTCCAACCAACCATACCATTGATAGATTTTGTTACATCAATTGTATATCCATCGCCACCACTTTGAGTTTTATTATTTATTTTATTATCTATGAAATCCATAACCATAGCAGGGTGTATTTCTTTAGATGTTAATAAATAATTATTTACTTTATCTTTCAAAGGAGTAGAATAATTATTATTATATTCATTGAATCCAACTATATTTTTAGTCATATATATTATACAAATAAAATTAATATTATTATTTATTATAAATTGTCAATTTATAATAATTTAAAAAAAATAGATTTATTATTGTGAATCCAATATAATTTGCGTCTGATTAATTATGGTAATATTATCCATTTCATTCACTTTTTTAATAGGAATCCATTTTTTAAACACTTTATGATATTCGCATTCCACAAATGTAGCATTATTTCTTTTAATTTTTGTTAATACATTCTCACTTATATTATCAAAATTAACAATTGATTTAATGTAATTTGATGTATCAATATTTGGCACTGAAGCATACGCATATTTTTCAATATTATTATTAGAACTATAACAATATAATTCATAAATGTCTGGAAGTGTCGTTGGATTAATCATAAAATTACATGTCTTTTTATTTTTCATTTCTTCACTATTTACTGAATTTACATTCTCCAATTCTCCAAAAAGTTCATCATCTTCATTTAATTGTTTATTTGTATTTTGTTTTGTATTTTGTTTTGTATTAATAATTTTATGCTCTTCATTTATAATTACTTTTTGATTATCAATTGTGACACCATTTTTCAAAATTTTACTATCTGACCTACATTCAGGAAAACTAAACAAATAATTATCACCAAAATTAGTATTATTTTTAAATAATAAACCAGAACATCTATAACTCAGTATTTTAGAATAACCATCAACTAAATCATTTATTTCTTTAAATTTAAAATATTTTTTTTTTACTATATATAACTCATTATCAAGTCTATAACTGTCTTTTAATGTGTTTTCTAAAATTTTATTTCTTTCATCAAAACTATTCGTAATCAACGAATTACCTTTGTAATATGGTAAATCATTAATTAAAAATATATATTTATTTTCATTATTCTTAACTATTTCACCATCAAATAAGGTGCCATTAAATAATTCATCATCAAAGTCTATATTCACAATATTCATTACATTGTTTTTTTTATTAATAAATATACAATAGTTTTTTTCATCAATTTTTGTTAAAAATAATACATAATTTTTACCAAAAGATTTCAATAATACAAAAAACTTATAGTTTTTCAATGAATTAAGATTTTTTTTATTTAAAAAAGAATAATATTTTCCTTCTACTTTAAATCTACCAATATTTGATAAATTTTTATTAACTTGTCCATATATTTTTGATGAACTTTGTATGAAATTAGATTTCTTACCGAAAAAAAAAGATGTGGTCATAATTATTATTAGGTATTTATATTTTATATCATTTTATTTTCATATTTTTTTTATTTATTAAAAATTAATGATTAATTTATTTTTATTTTTTAAAATATAACATAAATAATATATTGGCATATATTAATGGATAAAAAAGGAAATAAAATTACTTTAAAAAATACAAAAGGTACAAAAGGTACAAAAGGTACAAAAGGTACAAAAGGTACTAAAACTACTAAAACTACTAAAAGTAAAAAAATGAAAGAAATTAATAATAATTCTTCAAATTCTTCAAACTCTAATACTAAATTAAAACAAAATCTAAAAATGAATAAATATTTAAAAGAAATCGAAAAATCATCTTATAAATCTGTTTCTTTGAAATTACATTCACAATTAAAGAAAAAAGATTTA